AGCCTTTTTCTCTGCTTCTGCTGCCTGCGTTCTGACTGCGAGCAATGCCTTTTCTTTGTCAACGATTTGACCTGTGGACGAAAGGTAATTGACTGCCGCCTCGTCAAGCTTGAGTTGCAAGCCGATGAGCCTTGAATCTACTTCTGCCCTAAGGTTTCGAGCCATGTATAAGCTCAGTTCCGCTTGGCGTAACGTCTCAGCAAATTGAGATTGTGACTTGAGTGAGTTGTTGAAATTGTCGATCTCCTTTGTCGTATTCTGTGAGAATGCCTGCTTGATCGTTTCGCCGACGTCCTCCATCGCCTCGCCTGCGACAGCAGCATCAACAGCCATCTTGTTGAATACTCCGTAGGCTGCCGCTCCAATGGCAAGAATACCTCCGAGGATTGCGCCTTGTGGACCGAATGCCCCAAGTATTTGTGAACCTTGTTGAGCGAGAATAGTTGTCGCAGCAGTTCCCATCTGAGCTTGAACCGCGATGTCCTGCACCTGCAAGCCGACTTGTCCTGCTTTTTGTGAGCGACCTGACATAGCTTTTGCTAATGCTTGTTGCTCTTGTGCTACAGCTCTTTCTGCTGCTTTAACTCGTCGTGCTGATTCTTTCTCTGCCTCTACTGTCTTGCGCTTTTCCTCACGAATCACAGCGTCAGCCGCTTTCTTTGCTGCTTGCTCTGCTTTTAGCGCCGCTCTTTCTTCGGCAGAGATTCTTTTCTTGCTAGTCTTTTCTGCCTCCTCGCCTACTTTTTTTAGACCATCTTCCGTCTGCTTCGCGCCTGTCCCGCTTGCAGTTGTGTTGATCTTAATATCGACGTTCTTCGCTGCCATGGCTTAGTATTTACCGAGGATTGTTACGTTTTGCAAGATCGAAACTCCGTTTTGCGCAAGATTGACCACGCATGAGACGCTGGAGAGCGTTTTCGAGTTGGAGATTGTCGGTGCTACTCCAGCCGTTGAAGGCGCTCCGCTCGTTGCACCTGTGATACCTGGCAATGGGAAGCCGTTTGTCGTGACAAGCGCAAGTGTGCCGTCATTGGCTTCGGCTTGCCGCTTCGTGATGATGACGGTCGCGCCTGAGCTGGTGATGACATAGCGAAACGCAATGCTTGAATTTGCGTTCAATGATGTCGCAATCTTCGCCGCGTATTGTGTCGGCGTGTCGCCCGATAGCACTGCCGTCGATCCGCTTGCTGTCACGTCAACGCTTGTGAATGACCAGTTGATGTTACCAGCTCCCGTCGTTGTGCCGACACAAGTGAGCGTCTCAGATTGCACTGTGCCTGCCGCTGTCAGCCTGCCAATCGTTGCCGTCTGGCTCGCCTGTGAGAGCAAGCCTTGCGGCATGTTGAGCAAGTAGTTCTCAGCATCGGTGAGCGAAGCAAATGTCAGCACGCTGTCAAAACTAACAGTCGTGCTGGATCCACCACGGAAGAACTGATCGAACTGGTCAGCCTCGATGTATTGCACCTGTTGGAAGTTCGGCTCAGCCGAGATTGAGAAGTTGGACGTTTCGCTTCTTTGACCGTCGCCACCGGCGAGGTCGTAAGCAATCGCGCCGCGCTGGAGTCTTACGAACATGGCTTAGGATACTGCGCCGATTTGGAATAGGGTGACTGGTGCGCCAGCGCTGAATGTCCGCTTGGCGCTCATGGTGAGCGTGCCGAGAACGTTGTCAGCCGCTGAGAAGTTGCGCTGCAATTCTGTGACTTGTACCTCTGCGCAGTCGAAGTCCAATCCTCCCACTGTGGTGGTTTTGATTTCGAGCAAGCTAGTTGTCAAGTCCTCGCCTGCGCTGAGGTTGTCGAAGAACGTGTCGAAGTCCGTTTGTGTCGGTCCAGTCGGAACGCAGCTGATATTACAGCCGAGATTGCCCATTCGCATGTCAACGGTGCCGATGCCGTCAACGACTACCGGGTTGAGCGACAAGTCGAAGCTGATCTCGAATCCGTCTTGACTGAAAAACGGTGTGAGTGCTCCGAGCGTTGCAGTATAAGGCGCCGTTACAATCAGCGATGGGTTGAATCCTGTGCCGATGCTCTCGCCTGCTGCGGTCGTGTAATAGTCCTCGATGTTCTGTGGATCGCCGTCTTTCTTGAGCAATCCTGTGAACTGCACCGAGCCGAATGCTGTCTTGGTCGCGCTGCACGAGATGGTTGGCATCTGTGTGATCTGAGCGTTGAGAATCGTATATTTTTTGTCAGCTGAGACGATGACAAGGTTCTTGTCGGTCGAACCGTAGATGCTGGCACCCATTGCGGTGTTGCCGTGCGGGAAAAGAACTGCGAGCGCCTCGATCTCACCAACTGGCTCAAATTCAACGACGATGGTGAAGTCGGTTTTCGACTTGCTCACGACTCCGTAAGCGTCGGTTTCTTTGTCGAATGTCGAGTTGGTCGTGGTCAGCACTACCCCAGCTTTGGAGTAGAATGTTTGCGAATCATAGGTGACTTTGCAAGGACCGCGAACGATGGTGGTTCTGTCGAATGTTGGCATGATGGTTTAGCGTGTTGGAGTTGTATTTTGTAGCCCCACAGGGCAGTTGAAAGTGATGATTTGTTGAAGCATCGGAGGTGTTGCGTCCTCCTGCATGGATTCGAAAGTGAGAACGCCGCCGGTGAGTGAATCGCCGTTTGTATCGACTGGTTTGTGATGATGCAGAATGCGAGCCACTGCCTCGCCGATCTCTGTTGCGCTTGGCTTCGACATGTTGCCAGCCTGCTGTCTCCAGACGCTTGGAATCTCCGAGCATGTCACCGAGAACGTCGCTGAGTCCATGTATGGTCCGGGTGTGTCCGACGATGACGCTTCACTCTGCGAGAAGTTGACCATGACGAAAGCGCCTGCCTTGCTCATTGCGTTCTCGATCTCGCGGTCGATGTCTTTGTGATCCTGAACCAGAACGGGAATAATCGGCACGGTGCGAAAATACGCATGATCCTTCAGCGTCTTTGCCATGCTTTCGACTATCTGACGTATGAGGCTCATGGTGATTCTGAGAAGTTCATGACAGCCGCGCCACCATAGCGAAAAGAACTGCCAGTTGTAGCAGCGAATGATTCGGCTCCGGTGTCATCGGAATCCGCGTTGTTGTTTGCGAGGTCATCGAGATAGCTGTTGGCTTCCTCAACTGCTCTGCGTCGATCATCGCCGTTAAATTCTGCGAGCGATGGATACGAGTCAGTAAGCTCTTGACGTGAGAGATTGTATGCGTGCCTGCGCGCGCCCGGTGGCACATACAAGCCAGTATTGACCACTGGTGGCAATCCACGCTTACGACGACCTGAGTTGACGCGTGAGGCAATGTCTTGCGCTACGCTAGTGAGAATCTCCTGCGCTTTGTCCTCGGGTGTCGGACATTCAGCAAGCAGACGATTGAACTCCTCGGTTGAGAGTCTATCACGAAGTGCGGAGTATGTTAGAGCGAGCCAAGCCATGATGATTTGAGTTTCAAGAATTTAGGGCGACGGAGGAAACTACCAACTCCGTCGCCCTTTGCACACAAGTTCCAACGGATTAGAACAAAAGCTTGGCGACCATGTTGCCAGTAACCGTGCCAGCCGTAGCGGTCATCGTTTGAGCGATGCGCACATAGCGGCGGGTGTTAGCTGGAACGCGGAAGCGAACCTCTTTGGCAACGATGCCGGAGCCAGTAGCGGTCTGAGTCGTGCTGATCGCTGGATCAACGGCAGCCCATGAAGAACCGTCGGCGCTGTCTTGCAGAGCGTAGGTCACGACTTTGGTATCGGAGATGCCAGCAGCAGTGGGAGCGGAGAGTGAGAAAACTACTCGCTCGATGTCGCCACCAACTGCTTGTTCGAGGTCAAATGCTGCGGTATTTGCACCAGCCTGTGCGATAGCCACAGTCGAGGTGTAATTCTTGTCTTGAATGTTTCGGTTAAATTCGAAGCTCATGATTTGATTTAGTTAGGATTAGCTGAGGGTTTCGGTGTCAACGATCGAGTCGGTGATGATGATTGGAACTCCGAAGGATTCCGTTGGCACACCTGGAAGAATGCCAGTGAAGGCTTCCTGCTTGGTCGATGGGGTTGTGTTCCGGCTGACTTGAAGCTGGAATGCGGAACGACGCGACATGAGCAAGTGAGTCGGACGCTCGCCAACTGGGAACTTGCTGAGAAGCTCGGCAATCTTGGCGTCTGTGCATCCTTTGCCGCTGTCTGCGGTGAGGTCTTTCAAACGACCGATTGCGTTCTTGTTGACGCACTGGAAGCCGATCCATGCGGTGAGGTCAGCAATGAATGCTGCGTAGCGCTTGGCGTCTGCATCCACTGCGTCGCCTTCGCGGAATGGCGAGAGGTCGAAGGTTGTTCCGTTGCCGTAGACGTATTGCACGCCTGTGTTGCCTGCCTTGATGGCATAAACCGAGGAACCGGTCGATGAGGTTGTGCCGCCTGCGTCAACTACGATGTCACTGCCGAGAGCGCTAACCAATGTTTGCAGACCAGCGAAGCCTTTCGAGCTTGCATTGTCGCCGTAGATGGTTTGTGTTCCGACGGTGGTCAGAGCAGCGCGCATCACACCCATTGCCTCGATGGCTTGGAGAGCCTCGGCTCCGTCCTCATAACCGCGAGCAACAGCCTTGTCGACTTCAACGCGTGCGGAGAGAATGAAGCACTCAACGAGACGTTCAGTGAAATTTGATTTAGTAGCGTCCGTGCCTTCGTTGGCTTGACGGAATGCAACGCTCGGGCGACTGTTGCGGGTCACTGTCTTGTAGGACGTGCCGCGAATCGTGCGAGCTGGGATGGTTGTCACCTCGGGCGAGGCGCTGGCGACTTCCTCAATCAGACCTACGATTGGGTCGTGGCCGTTGAGCTTGGCAAGGTCTAACAGAGTTAGGTTGTTGGGCATGGTATTGTTTGTTTAGTGAGAGTTGTTTTGAGCTTTGAAGGAAGCTTCGACGAGTGCGAGTCCTTTGAGTTCGGTTTGTTTGGTGCCTTCGTCAGCTTTACCGGCGAGAACGGTTTCGCCGTTCACTGGTTTAGCTGGGATGGCGTTGAGAATTTCAAGATTGCTCTTGTCGGCTTTGATTTGTGCCTTCCAGAACGATTTGGCTTTGTCATCTTGCGGAGCGATGCGACCAGCTTTGACAGCCTCGTCGATCACACTGTCAGCAGCTTTGTCCTCGATTTCAGCGAGAGATGCTTTGAGTGTTTCCACTTCGCTAGCGAGAGCGTCACGCGATGCGGTGACTGTCTCCAGTTCGTTGGCGTGGTTGGCAGCAGCTTGCACTGCGTCGGCTTCTTTAGTCATGTAACCAGCTTCGATCTCAGCGATCTTGCTTTTCATGGCTTCGATTTCGAGCTTAGCAATTTCCATTGCTTTCTCAGGGTCAACATCCTCGGCAACAAGTCCAAGGTCGATTAGTGGTTTGATGTCCATATTGGTTTCGTTGTATGATGCAGCGATCTTTTCCATCGCCTCGAATGCTGGCTCGTTAACGAGCGAACCGATCTCGCCGTGTGTCGGCAGACCTGCTGGAGTGCCGTTGGCGAGTAGAAAGTTCGGGGAAAAATAGGAGTAGTCCTTGCCCTCGATGGCACTCTTGCCTGCTTGCGTCCACTCGATGTCCAGCACAAGTCCAACGCCCGTTTCATAGCGGAACTCTTTAGGAATGAATGATGCAGGACCGGCTTTGTGATCGAAGCCTGCGAATGGTCGCACGTTGCGAGATTGGCGAGCTTGCAAGTCGTTGGTGAATGAAGCGAGGATTGACTCATCGACCTTGACCTTGCGCTTGGCAGGTTTGCCGTTCACAGTAGCATGGATTTCATGCTCGCCTTCAGGGAGATATACAATGCTCTCAGCCAAAGCTTCCACCTCGGTCTGGAATGATGCACTGATGATTTCGTTCGCCATTTCGAGTAAGAGATTACCACTCGCTTTCGGCTTGTAATTACTTTTCTTTAAGTAGCACTTTCGACCTGTGCAATGATGCTTTGTAGCGCCCCGTTCGTAAACGCATCGAGATATGTTTTCTCAGGTGGCAGAGCGTTTTGCCATGGCTTCTGCGTGATTGATTTCTTCAGCACGAACACCGGCTTAATACCAGTCGGTGAGTTCTCATCTGCCTGCGCTAGCACACCCTTGACCGCGAATAGCGGTGCAATCGTTCGACTGTATGTGCGAGCTGTCAGACCGTGCGCTTCTGGCACGATGGGGATCGTGAGGAACTTTGCACGTCGGGCGGTGATCGTCCCGCCGGTGACTTTGTGCGAGAATCCGATTGCGCCTTTGCTGCGCAGTGTCACGCCTGATCCGCTAGCGCCCATGATTGACCATGAGCCAGCCACTTTTCGCCACCACTGCGTTTTCTTGCGTCCCGGTCCATGTGTCGGAAGCGATGGATTTTCCCACAGCTTCGATCCGCTCATATTGTAGTATTTTTCGACGACTTCCAACGCATCCTGCGCTCCAGTCATCACAGCAATCTTGCGCACCGATGCCGATTGCAGGCGTATCATCGACGCCTTTACTGGGTCGAGTCCTGTGGCTGTGATGGTGATTTTCATAGTTCGCGCTCTAGTGATTTGACGATTGCCGCGCCGATCTCGTTTTCGAGCGACGTTTCAAGCGCTCGTTTGTCGAGCATCAAAAACAACTGCGGTATGCGCTCGATGACTTGCTCAACCTCAATTTGAAATGCGCCTGCGGTCATGCGATAGCTTTTGTCGATCAAGTCGGCAAAGATCTGATCTATCGGTGCGAGCCATTGCCCCGCAACTTCTCGCATTTCCTCATCGGTCATTTTCGATTTGTTTGAGCTTTGCGTTTGCCCACTCTCTGCCAGCATCGCCGCCCCAGCCATGCCATGCTTGCCAGCCCTTGCCTTTCTCGTCCCATGTCTCGCCTTTTTTGTCGATCTCATGGCGAGCAAAGAATGACACCATGCGCTTCACCGTCTCGGCTGATAACTCGGAACGGTTGGAGATGTCCCGTGCGCGTGCGATGCCTACCGCGGTCATGCCGCGCTCTGATGCTGGCTTCTGTCTGCGAATCTCAAGCGCATCCTGCGCTGCCTTTGCCATGTCCTCGGTCGGTCGTAGGTCAATGTCAGCGCGTGCCGCCTCGGTGATCTCTGGCAGCAATGGGAGAGGATCTTCGACTTCGCCGAATAGTGCCTCGCCTTCTTGCGGTTCAGCAATGCCGAGTTCGTTGTAGATCCATTTGTTCGAGACTGGAAGCCCGATGTCCTTCGTGACGATCTTGATGCGCTCTGCGATTGCCTTCTCATCCTTTGGCTTCGGAATGACGATTTCAGCATATGGCATGTCCTCGCTGGCGATGCTGGCACCGTAGTTCATCCGCACGATGGCAGGGATCAACTGTGTGGTGATGACCTGCCCGATCCATGTCGCGACCGCCTGCAAAATGTCGCCGCGGACCGTAGCATGGACGTCGCCAAGCGCTCGGCTTCCGCTGTCACCCACGTCTGTTGTCAACGTCTGACCCAGCATGAGAATATCGCACGCTTTGTCTGATTCGTTCATCAGAGCTACCTGTGGCAGCGATTCACCACCTTTGATGCCGTCCATGATGGAGAACTTCACACCCGGTCCAGTGACCGCGTAGCCGCTGGTGCCGATGTTTTCGAGCATCTCCTGCGCCTTCATCATTGCCTCGTCACTGCCGTCTGTTTCCGCATGTCGCCACGGGATCGAATACAACTGCGCGTATTGCATGAACCATCCAAGCCCGTAAATTGCACCGAGCCAGAACTTTGTCAGCGCACGAAGGTTTGCCGAATGGATTGGATGACAGCCGCCTTGCTGCCAGATGGCAATCAGAAACTTGTCAGGCGGGAAGTCAATGAGCGTGTCGTAGTTCACGCCGTTCGGTGCCATCATCAGTCGGTCGATCTCATTCGATGCTGATGGATAGGCGAGATATTTCGCTGGAACTGGAGCGTAGCAGCGCGGTGAGACGATGCCGTTCTCGGTGTGCCAGATGATTTCGACCACGCTGATTCCCTTGGCGTAGGCGTCGATCAGCGCACGCATCATGCCCTTGGTGTCGAGTTCCCAATGACTCGGGCGTGGAGCGTATGATTCAAGCGCTCGTTCTACTGTTTCGTGGATCTGCAATGCCTGCGGCGTTGGCTCCTCGGCACCTTCGCGGATACCTGGCTTGATCTCGATGTCGAGCGCCGTTACGTTTCCAGCGACTTCGTTAATGCACTTACGCAGACGTGACCACGAATCGACCATCATGCGGAAAAGTCGATCCTGATCCTCCAGCCTGCCGGTGCGCACGTTGCGTAGAATGCTGCGCACTTGCTCTGGCGTTACATTGGCAAGGTCATAGTCCTGCGTGCGGTAGGAAGCTGGCAAAGGCGCTACGATGCCCTTTCGTTCGTCTGCGGTCATGGTGAGCATGGCAATAGCACGCAATTCAGCCAATGGCAAGCCCAAATTTACAGGGTAGATGTAACCGTTAAATTATCCCTGTGGCTTTTTTTGCATAATCAATGATTTTCTCTAACGTGGCAATGCTGAATTGTGATCCTTTAGGAAAGCGTATTTCATTGTTAGAAGTGATTCCCCAATTTATTGGTGTTTGCACATCTTCTGGCATGCTTAATTCCCCCCTCAATTCAGCAAGTGATTTTTTACCAAAATTTCGAGCCTTACCGCCTTGTGCAATAAATTCTAACGCTTGACTTTTGGTGTAAACGCGAGCGTTACTTAGTCCGTTCTGTGTCCTTACGCTAAGATTCATTTGCCAACTTGTTGCGAGTCGGACAAGAGGAAAAACCATTGCATGCAAAGAGTCTCTATCTACATCCATTATTTTGCAAATATCATCCCAATAATAATTATCAGCAAACATTTGAAATGCTTCGTGCTGCTTGTCGCTAAATAACCCATTAGGGTCAATTTCTTTTCTTTCTGGTAGTTTTAGTTTCATTGCGGCGCAACAATCACTTGTTTTTTGACAAGCGTCAACAATAAAATTACAGAGCGTTAAACCCTCGGACGGTTCGACTGGCGAATGTGTTCCGCGATGTGGTAACTGATGCCGCGCCCGTCATGGCTCCGCTGATGCGACTGCCGAGCGCGATGCAAGCAAGCAATGCGTCGGCGCGGTCCGGTGATTTCATGCTTTTCGCTGCCATCTTTTCCTTTGATTCGACGCGCAGCTTGCCCGTTTCATTCCATTCGCTTTTCCGCGTGGTGATCTGTGAGAATGTCATCGGATCGAGTTCGCCGACGTGTATTCTCCCTCGCTCCAGCTCACGACTGGCAACGTGCCAGACCTGCGCAATCAGGTTTGCGTATTCGTCCTTCTCGCTCGCAGGCTTGCCACCGTGGAAGCGGTTGATGTGCCAGCCAAGCTCGGCGAACTGGTCGCAGAAGCCGGTGCCAAGTCCGTCTGCATCTCCCCATACTTGCCCAGCGCTTAGTCCTTCTGCTTCAAACATTCGTATGAATTCCCGTGCTGCCTGCACTGTGTCACGCTCCTGCCATGCTCTGACGATGCGAGCGTGATTGCCGCGTCGGATTGCCAGAACGTTTTCGTCACGTCCTGCCGCGAAGTCACAGAATGCCACTACCTCACCAAACGGCGCAGGCTTTGGCTGAATGTCCAGTGCATTGCGTAGCAGGTCAGGAGCTAGCACCAAGCGGTCGAAGTCCTCGGTGAACTCGGCGAGATGCTTTGAGCGGTAGAGCGGGTGACTTTCTCCATATTTCATGCGATCCAACTCCCGCTTCTCCGCGCTGATGTGTGCGCAGTCTGTCGATGGCACGCGGATCGTCTTGTAGAGGCTCGCGTTCTTGTGGAAGCTGTCGTAGAACTGACCCCGCGGCGCTCCAGGTGATGACACCCAAAGCTCGAACTTCCGCGTGCATCGGTCGAACGCTTCGAAGATAGCGTCTGGAACCGTCTTGGCTTCGTCAATGATCAGGAATACTGGATCGACATCGCCGCCGATCTTCGGGTGATGTCCTTCCGCTCGTCCCGGGTTGTCGGTCGAGAATCCGAAAGCATAGCCACCCTCGGGTGTGCGAAGCTCCTCGGACATAAATCGCCAATGCGGGAACCTGTGCTGATAGACTTTGACGGCGCCCCATAGCTGCTTCTCGATCTGCATCCAAGAGCCGCTGGTGAAAATGCACTGACCACGCGGGAACTCATGCAGGAACCAAAGCACGAGCGGAGCCACAAGGCGCGCCGTTTTGCCGCTGCCGTTCGCTGCGACTACGCTCGTCGGCTGTTCCATCGCCACCGACTCCATGGCTTCGCACTGCCAAAGATATGGCACAATTCCTAAAACACGGACGCAGAACTCTGTCGGGGTCATTTTTTCGCTTTGCCTCTCGCTAGTTCGACAAGATCCTTCAGACTTCCTTCTTGCTCAGGTGAGAGTGAAACAGTCGCTTGAGTAATCGGTGCGCCGTCTGGACCGCTGATCTCTTGGCGAACCATGTCGCCGTAACGTTTCGGGTCCCACTTCGCGAGCAGCTTGAGACGTGTCTCGACTTGTAGCTTGCGATGCCCCAGCATGTCGGCACGCTTGATCCTCGGACCGTCTGGTGTGTCGGTATGCTCGATGCCCTCCAATGGCGTGTCGGCGATCCTCAGCGCCTCCATTGCTATCGCGTCGAATCCCAGTTCTCTCGCGCGTGCGATGTCGCGTGAAAAGGTTTCGTCATTGCCCATCCAATCCCGCACTGTCGAGTCAGCAATGCCAATTTCACGACAGATGACAGTCAATGGCGTTCCTTTTGAGATGCCATCGAGAATCGTATTTTTGCGCTCATCGTTCGCCAAAGTTGGACGCCCTCGAACCTTCTTCCCTTGATTTTCCAATGGGTCATTTTTTTTTGCTTGACGTGTTTTCATGAGTCGTTAAAATCTTGTTTATGTTGCCTCTTTGACCTATGGAACAACGTCGATCGTATCCATAGCAAGAACGCTGTTGAGCGCCAGCACTGGATCAACGCCGTAAGAGATTAGATCATCTACCGCGTCGTTAACTGAGTCGTATTTACCCAGCACAAGATCGTCGATGATCTGATTGATCATTTTTAAGTTTTCAGCCATCCGATTTTTATGAATATGTTTTCGATTTCGTTGTAAAGCGGGATAAAGTCATCATCGTCCCATTGTACAGGATAGCTCTTTCCGTCCTCAGGCTTTCCTTGTCTGCTTCTTAGAACTGCAATCATTTCAGGGTTTTTTGACTTTGTGGCGATGTATTGCGCGTATGCTCTCGCAAATATCTCATGATTTGACTTCAAGTATGACTTTGATCGCTTGATCAACCATGAAGAGTCAATTTCTTTGATCTTGGTGCTGTTTTTCGCTAGCTTGATGAATTTCTTGAATAGCGGAGAATATGACGCGTATGATCATTTACTCCTCAGCGGAGCAACTGCCTCAGGTATTTCCCTGAATCCCCTATTGTCCATCCAGTGTCCCATTTCGTGAGTCAATGTAAGCGGGATTGATGCCTCCTTGTAAGTTGTAATGTAATCATTCCATGGAGCGTATTCTCCATTTGTAGATCCTCCTTTTTCTATGTGTGTGATTTTTGTAATTGGCAGCGGACCGTCTCCATGAATTGAGTCGATTGTCTTTGTCACGTTCTCCCATTTACGAATCACTGTTTCCCTGTCCCCGATGATCGTTTTGAATTCGACTTTACTTGATACCTTAGATCCTGCTGGAGTGGTTTTTGCTGCCTTTGTTTCTGCCTTTGTTTCAGTCTTTGGAGTTGCCCTTTTTCTCGCCGCCTTGCGTGATGTAGTTGGCAAAGGCTCTGATACTGGAATTGGTGCTGCAATCGGTTTGTAGTTGCCGCTTAGCGCCTGTCTCAGCGCATCGAGTGTTGGTTTGCCGTCTCTGCCGATTGCTTGCGGTCCTAGCCTGTCAGTGATCGCCTGCCGTGCCTCGTTTGCCAGTTCGGGCGTGAGGTCGTCAATGTTCGCATCGACGCCGGCGTTGAATTGCTTTCCGAGGTCAACTCCGAATTGAGCAACGTTCGGAGCTTTGACTCGTTCGCCTTTTCTGACCAGCTTTCGACGCTCAGCTTCGGCTCTTTTCACTGGCTCTTGGATCATGTAGCTATTGAAGCCGAACGGACCCCACGGCACGTCGAAGCCTCCAATGTCAGCGGCGTTTTGGAACTGCCAATAGGCGAAGTCATCCCATCGTCGAACGTCGCCCTCGGCTTC